TCAGGCGGGCCTGGACTTCGCATCGGCATCATGAACGATCTTCGGGCGTGGCCGGAGCATCCCGGCCACGGCATCGACCCCGGCGCGCAGGGGCGAGTCCATCAGATGCGCGTAGCGCAGGGTCGTCTGCATCTGGCTGTGTCCGAGCAGTTTCCCGATCATCTCGAGCGAGGCCCCGCCGCTGACCAGCAGCGACGCGAAGGTGTGGCGCAGATCATGGATGCGCACATCGGGCAGGTTCGCCTCCCGCTGCACCTTGATCCAGAAGCGGCGGATTTCCTTGACGGGCTGGCCCGGCACATCGCCGGGGAAGAGCCATGGGTTGCCCTTGCGCACCACGAGCGCCCGCTGCCGAACGATGGCCGCGACATCGGCCGAGATCGGAACCCGGTGGGTCTTGCGCTGCTTGGTGGTCGCCGCTGGTTTCGACCAGATCCCGAGTTCGAGGTTGAACTGCTCGAACCGCGCCTGGCGGACCTCTCCTACGCGGGCGCCGGTCAGCATGCAGATCCGGATGATGCCGGCGGCACGCTGGTCCTCAGCCGCGTCCAGCACGTCGGCCAGCCTGCGGATTTCCTCGTGTGAGAGGAAGCGCTCGCGCGCGGTCTCGACGCGCTTCTTGAACCCCGAGGCAGGATTGTCAGCGCGCCATCCCCACTGGATGGCGAGGTTGAACATCTTGCGCAGTACCTCGCCGATCCGGTTTGCGCGGACGGGCGTTGGTTTCTTCCCCTTCAGCTTGCGCGCGCGGTTGTTGGGCTTCGCCTTCGACGGACGCGCCCTTCCCTGCGCGATGATGTTCAGAAGCTTCGTCACGTCCTGCGGGGTGATCTCGGTCACCAGCTTGTTGCCCCAATGCGGGGCGACCAGCTTGGTCAGAAACGAGCGATGGTCGGACGCACTCAACGGGGCCAGCGTCGACGCATGTTCGGCCAGATAGCGATCGATCATGTCCTTGAACCGAGGCGCCTCACGCAGCGCGCCGCGTTCGCCCAGCGGGTCGGTACCTTCATCGATCTGGCGGCGCAACTCGCGCGCCCGCTCGCGGGCCGCCGTCACGCTCCATTCCGGCCAGCGTCCGATCACCATGCGGCGCTGCCGCCCCGCGAAGCGATAGTCCAGCACAAAGGACCGCTCCCCCGAGCGCATGACACGGATGGAGAGCCCGCGGATCTCGGTGTCGAAGACCTGGTAGTCCCGATCCTCTTCCGGGATCTGTTCCCGAACGGTTTTGTCGTTCAATCGCAATCTCTTGACCATGCGCACGCCTCCTTCTGCGCATGACACAGGCGTAGATGCGCAGGCTTATCAAGCGAAGCATGCGCCGAGGGGTGGCGCACAGGCGGTGACCGGCAGTGATGCGCCGGATCGCTGCCGGTCGTTGAATTCATTAGAGAAACTGGCCGTTCACGCAGGTCGCCAAGGGCGAATCTGCCGTGAATTCGTTCGGCGGGATCGTCATGAGGCCGGTACCAAGGTCCGCTGCCAGCGTAGAACCCGTCTGGAATCCTCACAGAATCTGTAAATTCCATTTGAAATCAATGACCGGCAAGGGTTTCGACCCTTTGCCGGTTGGCTCAATGCGCACGGATGCCCGCCAGTATCGGTAAAACACAGCGAAAGCCTGTAAATCGGCTGCTCTAACTGCCCCCGGATTGCCACGCGGCACCGCAAGCGCCCTTCTCGCACTGTCGGCTGCAAACGCCTGCGCGACCCCATTTCCTCGAAAACTCCAGCGATATCAATGACCGGCAAGCATCTATCGCATCACCGCCGGTCTCCGCCTTCCCGCCACCCTTCCGGCTCTGCGCTTCTGAAGTCCTGAACTCTGCCCATGCCGGGCGATGACCAGGAGAGACCGGATGACAGAACTTGGAACCTCCCCCAGATCCAGCGCGCCACGTCTGATGAGCGGGTGGATCAGCCGCCTCGACCTCGCCCTTGAGCTCGGGGTCACCGTCGAAACCCTGCATCGCTGGGAGAAGCTGCGCTTCGGGCCACCCTGCGTGCGGGCAGGGCGGAAGATCTACTACCGCCGCGACGCGGTGCAGGACTGGCTCATGCAGCAGGAAGCGCCCGCTCCCCGGCGCGCGGGGGCGCGGCGATGACCATCCCCCTGCCCTTCCGCAAGCGCGCCCAGCGCGACGAGGTGCGCCAGGACTGGATCGACGAGCGGCTGCGCGAGGCCCGTATCGTCGTCGCCGACGTCGTGAACCACTCCGACCATCTGATCCGACTCGCCTGCAATGTGCTGGTCCAGCATGGCGAGACCCCGGCCGAGCGCGAGGACGCGCGGATCCTGCTCGTGGTCCTTGATGCCCGATCGCCCGGGCGCGCTGGGCGCCACCGGCCGGATCCCGAGGTGCGCCGATGAAGCGCCGAGGCACACCCGAGGCCGATCTGCAGCGCGCAGTGGTGCAGGCCCTGCGCTTTGCCCTGCCCCGATCAGCGATCATTCACCATTGCGCCAACGAGGTCACCGAGGCCGGCCCGCGCGGCGCCAAGCGCCAGGCGATCTTGGTCGGCATGGGCGTCCATCCCGGCTTCGCCGATCTGATGGTTTTCTGCGACGGGCGCGTGCTGTTCCTCGAGCTGAAATCCCTCAAGGGGCGGCTAAGCCCAACGCAGGAGGCGTTTCGCGATGCCGTGCTGGCGCAGGGCCATGGCTGGGCGCTGGTTCGCTCGCTCGACGACGCGTTGGGCGCGCTGGCGGACCATGGGTTCACCACGCGTGTCGCGGCTCCGGTGCGGAGGCCCGCGCCATGAGCCACGAGGCCACCAACTGGGCCATCAAGCAGCGCGGGCTGAAGCCGACCACCAAGATCGTGCTCTGGCATCTGTGTGATCGTTTCAATCCGGACTATGGCTGCTTTCCCTCGCAGGATCGGCTGGCCGAGGATTGCGAAATCAGCCGCTCGACGCTGAACGAACACCTTGGCCAGCTCGAGGCGGCCGGGCTCCTGCGCCGTGTTCCGCGCCTGCATCCTGTCACCAAGCGGCAGATGCCGACCCGCTACATTCTGGGCTTCGAGCCGGGCTTCACACCGCATGTGCCAGACCCGTGTCCGGAAACCGGACATGGAGAGGCAGACGACGGAGAAACCTGCGCAGAACCAGCGCCTTTCGAGGACGATGCGCCTGTCGAGCTCAGACCGTGTCCGGAAACTGGACACGGGTGTTGCGCCCGTCCCGTGTCCGATTCTGACCCCGACCCGTGTCCGGAAAATGCCGAAAGCCGTGTCCGGAATCCGGACACTAACCCTGTAAGGGAACCTCTAAGTAAACCAGTAAAGGAGGAGGAGGGCGCGCAGGCGCGCGAGGCCATCTCCGAGGAATTCTTCGGGGAGCTGCTCCGAGCGCTGGGCCTCGATCCGACTGCCCTGCCCGGCTGGTGGCAGGGCTGGCCGCCGCGCGAGCATGTCCGCCGCTGGCGCGACGACCTGGGTCTCGACGTGGACGCGATCCTCGCGGTCGCCGAGGCGTCACGGCGCGATCATCCCGAACCGCCGGACGGGCCGAAAGCCCTTGATCGTGCCATACAGCGCGCTGCCCAGCGCCTGAAGCAGACCGGCGCAGCGATTCCGCAGAAGGGTCCGGGAACCGGCAACGGCGAGACCCGGCGCCGCAAGCGCGACGAGGGCCCCCGGCCCAGCGACGATGAGCTCGCGGCCTTCTACGCGGATCTTGTGAACTCCGACCGGTTCCTGCCGCCCAGTACGATCAGCAACACCATGCGCGACGCGATGCTGACCCGGGGACTGGTCACGCCCGAGCGATTGCGCGAACGGGGGGTGCGGTGAATGGCATGGTGTCACGTCCCCGGCACGGATTGTCTCTCTGCGCAGGCGGCGGAGGCCTGGATATGGGCCTCATGCTCGCCGAGCCCGGCTATCACACCCGCGCCTTTGTCGAATGGGAGGACTGGCCCCGTGCCGTCCTCATCGCCGCCCAGTGCGCGGGGTATTTCGCCCCAGCCCCGATCTGGACCGATCTGCGCAGCTTCGACGCAAGGCCTTTCCGCGGGGCTTTCGACACGGTGCTTGCCGGATATCCCTGCCAGCCCTTCAGCGCGGCCGGAAAGCGCGGTGGAACCGGCGACCCCCGCCATCTCTGGCCCGAGGTCGCCCGGGTCATCTTTGAGCTCCGCCCCGAATGGGTGTTCCTGGAAAACGTCGCCGGGCACGTCACCCTCGGGCTCGAGACCGTCCTGCGAGAGCTTTGGGGACTGGGCTACACGCCTGCGGCGGGTCTGTTCAGCGCGGCTGAAGTCGGTGCGCCGCACCAGCGGTTGCGAATCTTCATCCTGGCCCACACCGATGAGCCTGCACCCCGGAACGGCCAGCTACAACCCGGCCGGGAACAGCGACTTCACCCGGAAGGCCGAGGCGCTGGCGCTGGGCATCACCAGCTGGTCGACGCCCAAGGCGACGGATGGCGCGAAGGGCGGGCCCGGGCAGAGCTATGGCTCGGGCGGGACGCCACCCCTGCCCGCGCAGGCAGCGCAATGGCCGACGCCAGCCGCGCAGAACTGGAAGGGCAGTTCGGAGGCAAGCATCACCCGCACCGACGGAAAGTCCCGGATGGACATCCTGCACTACCGGGCGGAGCAGGGCTTCACCCGCCCGGACCCGGCGACCACGATGCATGGCGCGCGATCCTCGCCGCACGCCCCGATCTCGCGCCCGCTCTGGGCTTCGATGATTGCCTCGCATGGGCGCGCCACCTCGCGACGGATCCTGAAGGGCCGGTCGCGGCGGCGGCTGAACCCGCTCTTCGTCGGATGGCTGATGGGCTGGCCCATCGGGCACGCGCTCTGCGCCTGCTCGGCAACGGAGTTCACCCTCTGGCAGCAGCACATGCGTGGCGCTCTCTCGCAGCTGCCCATGGCCTCGGGCCCGTGGATCTGGCGGCCGACGGAGGCCGCCCAACGCCCGGCGCAGATGGATTTCCTTGAAGGATTGAAGCCATGAGCGTCCAGGGGCGGATCGGGCGCGCGGGCGGCACCAAGATCAAGCGCGCGCTGGGCGTGCAGGCGGCGCTGGAATGGGCGTTTCGGGTCGAGAAGGCGCAGCTGGAGCTTCCGCTGCCCCAGGACGTGACCGAGGAAGGCTTCGGCTTTGGTCTCGAATACGTCCTCCTTCAACGCGCCGCGCTGGGCTGCAAGATCGATGGCGGCCAGCACAAGATCGGCGGCTATACCCACGAGGACGCCGAGGTGATCGCCGCCACCGTCGCCGGGCTCCCCGACAGCCTCGGTGGCAAACGCATGGCGATCCGCGTGGCGGAACTGGCCCGCGCCGGGCTGACGCCGGACTGGCTGCCGGGTGCAGTGTCGCGCTGTGTCCCCGTGGACATCAAGCGCAACCGGCATGGTGACCGCGCCGTTAGCGTCGTAGTCGGCACCGAGCGCGTACTGCTGAGAGGGAAGTGGCGGAGCGTGGAGGTTCGAGCCTGTCCGGTGACGTTCAAGCCGGATCCCGGCCAAATCGAAGCCGCGCGGCGCGGCTACCAGGCTTGGTGGTGTGCGTTGGGATGGGTCCGGGACGGGCTGATCGCTGGCGGGATGCTGCGAGAAGTCGGTGTGACGCCCGCGATGCCGAAGGCCGCGCCGTGGGAGCAGAGATGAAAACAGTCGGGCTAGGCGGCGAGCGCGCGCGGCCGCAGGGTCGTTCTCCTCATCGTCACGCGGGCCAAAATCGAAGCACTGCAGAGCGCGGAGGACTTTGCCGTACTGGTTCGCGACAAGATAATGGCCCACAGCCTCAACGCGCCATTCTCCAAGATCGATGCGGCGGCGCGGATCGCGGGAAGGCTGGTCCAGCACCGGAACCTAAGCCAGCGAGCTGTCGGACCACAGTTAAACGGCATCCCTACTCACGGCGAGCATTTTGCCCGGCCGAGGGACAATGATGGCTCCGACCACCATATCCAGCTTGACGAGCCCCGACACCAGCTTGGCGTGATCCTCGGTGCGGGCGCTGTCATCCCATATGAACGGAATAAGCGATGTCCAACGCGGGTCGGTCTTGTAGAGACCGACGTCAGTCGCGATTTCGTCGATCATCTTTTGCATGGCGACGCCGGGTCGCAGAAATTTGACCTCGACGACGGTGCCAATGCTGGGGATGCTTAGATCGAGGCGAGGATTTTTCTGGCCGATCGGAGGAAGGGTCTCTTCGTCGTTGAGATCGCAGAACAGCGGCGCAAGAACCGCGTAGAGCAGGTTTTGAACATGATATTCGTTCTGGATCTCCCAACGAACCGCCGACGAGGTTGTCGTGCGGGGCTTGGTTTCCCAAGTCCAGCGACGGAACGAACGCGAGACGCCTTCTAGCACACGTACCACGTCAGAGGGCTCAAGCTTGCCCGTCCGCGCGGGAATGCTGTGTTCGGCAACAAGGTCGAACGCCTTGAGTTTGAGGCGTGCCTGCACCTCCCCACCCGTGTTCGCGACCGCCGTCCGTAGTGCCGACCATGCGGCAGCATAGGTCGTCTCGGGCACAGTAATGCCCGCAAATCCACCGAAAACGACCCGCAATTCCGGCTCGATTTCGCTCTGGTCGAGCTTGCCGGGCGCGTCCATCAAATGCGCCCCTACTATAAAGAGGGAGCGATCGATCGGGTCGAGCGGGAGCGTGGACGCCGACCGGGTAAGAAGATGGGAGAACCAGTCCGGACACCTTGGTGCCAGGCGGGAGAAGGCCAGTGCGATACCCAGTGCCGCCACGCCATCCGCCTCGAGCGTCATCGGCCGTTGCGAGTGAAACCACGATCGCTGCCCCAGCCAGTCGAGTCCCTGCTGCAGGCTTGGTGCCAGGTTGCGCCCATGGCTTGCGAAACCGAGTGCCGCAACATCGCGAGCGGAGCGGCGGCCGGCGTTGTCTAGATTTCCAGTCGCCGTCGATTCGATGGTTTCCCAGCTATCGGCGGTCCCGCTTGCCAACCATTGCGCCAGTGCCCGGTGATGAAGGGGCGCATCGGGCGGCAGGATTGATGCCGCCACCAAGCCGGCGCGGAGTTCAGCCAGTCCGGGTCCCATCATAGAAACCACGGCCGCCGCATGATGCGGCTCACCGCGGCATCGTCGCTATCCCACCCCGGCGTCATCTCCAGCCCGGCGAGTTGCTTGGCGATCTCGTCGGCATACAGGAGGGTGATCGGGACCCGCGCGCCACCGAAGGTACGCCACGAATGGCATCCAAAATCCGCGACCTGCTTGGCAAGGGTCCGCATGTCGCGAAACGTCGAGCGATCGTGCAAGCGCAGAAGCACAGGGTCGGGTAGGCCCTGAAACTGGGCGTTGATTTGTTCGCGTCCGGTCAGCGACACAAGCCATTCATGGCTGCTGAGTTCGACAGCCTGGCCGCGCTTTGGCCCATAGGCGCCACGTCCCTTGTCCATCGCCTGGTCGAACACGGTGAAAGGATGGTCTTCGGCGATGTGGAGGAATGCGACCGACACGCGGTTGAGGCCAAGCCCTTCGACGGCGTCGATAACCGCATCCGCGGTCTCGCGGCGCATTTGAATAAAGGCATGGAAGACGAGGCGAACCGCGTCGCTCGCGCGCCAAGCCTCGTCACGCCTGACTCGCTCGATCGCTTCCACTAACAGAGTGCGCAGCGCCGTGGGATAGTCTTCGAACGCGACAGCACCAGTGCGAGCATCGAGAAGATAGTGGCCTTGGCTCGAAAATACGGTGGTAATGCCGACGACGCGTTCGCCGGCACCGCGCCGCCCGTCCTTGCGCGTATGGGAGCCGAGTCCGAAGACAAGTTCGTGATCGGTGGACGGCCGTGACTGAAGCAGCCAAGGCGTACCACCGAGCTTTGCGTAGCTCGCGAGGCTCGCATTGGCGAGTGCGCAGGCATATTCAAACTTGCCCATCTCAAGCATTTCGACAGAGAGCGCCTGAACCGGCACGTCACGCTTCAAGAAGGTCGCCTTGGCGGTCCAATACGGACTGTCGCTGGAAAGGCGCTCCTTCCACGAACGGCGAACCTGGAGGACACCGAGATCCCAAGGCTGTCCGGTTTCTGCTGCCGACGCGAGCGCGGCGCGCGCGGCTGTGGTATAGCTGGCCGCGCTATCGGCCGTCGCCTCAAAGAATTCGACCTGCGCCCGTTGGAGCTTGTAGCGCCCGAGAAGGCCGGTCTCATGGGGCTTGAGGCCATTTCGGTTCTCTGCGTCCGGCACGCCGTTGAGCAGGTCGGCAATCGCTGCGGAGACTTTGCCGCGTTCGCGCGCTTCACAAACGACCGCAATCCGCGGCCGCTTGTTCTCAAAGCTGGAGCTGTCGTAGGGGCCGTGCCGATCAAGGCCGCCTTGCGGCCAGCTCATCGTGCCCGATCCGCTCGGGTCGAAGGAAAGCCTAGCCTTCTCAAAGACCTCGACGAACGGAAATGGCTGATCGGAGCCTTGCGCCAGGACGGCGCCGAACTCCAGCGGTACACCCCACGCGACTTCGAGCCGCTGGCGGCTCAACCAGATCAAGGTTTTCTGGATGCTGTCGAGCTGCCGTTTGCCCTTCCGGAGCTCCCCTTCGGCTTCTTGTATCTGTCGCAAGCTTCGCTCTGCCCCGTCGGACTTGAGTGCCTCGACCACCGCTCGGAAGTTTCGCAAACTCGGCTCGAAATAGGCGGAATCCTTTCGGATCCGATCGGGGCCATCGCCATGGTCGTCGAGCAACAGTTCGTCACCATCAACGCCCTTGATCCGCCCAGCCAGTCGCAATTGTTCGGCCAGCTGCTGATCGTGGCTCGGCGCCCAAGCCGAGACATACCGCCCTAGCAGAGTGACGTTAGCCGTGGCAAGCGCCGCGCAAGTGCGATCGATCACGGGGCGAAAACGTTCGGCGCAGGTGAGAACGACATAGTCGTCGTGCGCGCTGGCCGAGAGCGTGCGGGTTTCGAAGACTAGGGTTCGGCGCTTCTGCATCCAATCGGGAAGGCCGGCCGAAGCAGGAATAATGTTCTTCTGCTTGATTGACTCGACCGTAGGGGGTCTGCGGCGGGTTACGCGATAGCCGCCCGGCATTGTCTTGAGGTGCCTAAATACTGCTTCGCGCGCAAGGGTGGAAAAGAGGCGGATGTTCACTCGAGGGTCGAGCTGCTCGCGAGGCCCTGGCAGTTCAGCATTCTCAGTCAGGGGGACGACTGCCATGCGTTTGTCATCCAGGCGGGTCGCGTAGACGTCGCGAGGCTCGCGGTCGAGAAGCATGTGCAGCTGCTCGCGGTCATAGGGGACGATGGCAACCGGAATTGGTACGGTCGGTGTGACGAGCGCGATTGCGTTCAAAGCGACCGTAGGCAGTGGATCCGGATGGTTTCGAAAGGACATTTAGCAGGGCACTCGAAAGGAAGAGGGTTAGCGAGATAGTATCCTAGTTACCGGTCGAGTCGACAGCGTTCGGCAGATGTAAGCAACGCTGTAGATTGGGGATCCGCCTCGGCATGGCTGGGTGGCCTCAAGACGAGGAGGCGACAGACCGACGCACAGCCATATCCATCAGCCATGCTGAGGATCGAATGCGAACCGCTTTCCCGACGACGCGGCGTGGTCTACATGCACCTGTGGCTCGCTCGCGAACCGGCCCCACTCAGCCAGAGCGGTTGTGCGGCGTGGGCTTGGGGAGCGGCAGCTCAGGGCCGGGTGCGTCGCCCCTTTCCCCCCTCCCATGGTTCCTCCCGGGCTCGATCCGTATACGGGGGGGCTGAGCGCGGCAGTTTTCCAGCGTCTGGCCTTTTCGCCGGGGAATCCACCTGGAAGCCACCATCGCCCGCGCGCCTGAAATCTTGACTCATCTTCAAACACTTACGGGGCAGCCCGCGCTCGCCTAGTGGATTCCGGCGGGAATCCAGCGAAGCCACCCAGCGGAAGCCACTGGCCACCGAAGCCACCTCTCGGAGCCACCCGCGCGGCGTTGAGCACGAAAGCGTTGATTCTATGCGCAAAAATGGATTGACATTCCTAGCCCCCTTGACCTACCCCTTGATCATCGAAGAATTGCGCCGGGAGGAACCCCCTCGCGGGCGCTTTTCATTTCCCCTCCCCCACATCCCGAGCCCCATCCCATGGACCTCGTCTTCGCGCCGAGCCAGGTTGAATCCTGGCCGATCGCCCGGCTGCGCCCCTATGCCCGCAATGCCAAGATGCATGGCGACGATCAGGTGGCCAAGATCGCCGCCAGCATGGCCAAGTTCGGATGGACCGTGCCCTGCATGGTGGCCGACGATGGCGAGCTGATCGCGGGCCATGGCCGGGTGCTGGCTGCGACCATGCTCGGGCTTACCGAGGTGCCGGTGATCCGGCTCAGCCATCTCGACGAGGCAGAACGGCGGGCGTACCGGATCGCCGACAACAAGCTGACGGAACTGGGCGAATGGGACGAGGCCCTGCTGCGCGACGAGATCGCGGGGCTGCTGGCGGAAGATTTCGACCTGACGTTGCTCGGCATCAGCGACGATGACCTCGACGCGCTGCTGCGGGATCCCGAGGCGCTGAGCGGCAATGGCCCGGTCGAGGGCGAGGACGATGTGCCTGATCTGCCGGTCACGCCGGTGTCGGTCGTCGGCGACCTGTGGCAGCTGGGATCGCACCGGCTGATCTGCGGTGACAGCACCGCGGCGGATGTGGTCGGGCGGCTGCTCGGTGATGTGAAGCCGCTGCTGATGGTGACCGATCCGCCCTACGGCGTTGAGTATGACCCCTCCTGGCGCAATCAGGCGGGCGCGGCCAAGACGAAACGCACCGGAAAGGTGCTGAACGACGACCGGGCAGACTGGCGCGAGGCCTGGGCGCTGTTCCCCGGCGACGTGGCCTATGTCTGGCATGGGGCGCTGCATGCCGCGACCGTAGCCGACAGCTTGACCGCAGCAGGTTTCGCCATCCGGTCGCAGATCATCTGGGCCAAGGACCGGCTGGTCCTCAGCCGCGGCGATTACCACTGGCAGCACGAACCCTGCTGGTATGCCGTACGCGCCAAGGGCAAGGGCCACTGGGCAGGCGACCGCAAGCAGACAACGCTCTGGGCGATCACCAACCGGGATCAGGATGCGGACACCGTGCATGGCACCCAAAAACCGGTCGAATGCATGCGGCGCCCGATCCTGAACAACTCCAGCCCCGGTCAGGCGGTCTATGAACCCTTCATGGGATCCGGCACCACGCTGATCGCGGCCGAAACCACCGGCCGGGTCTGCCTCGGCGTGGAACTGAACCCGGCCTATATCGATGTCGCCATCGAGCGCTGGCAATCGTTCACTGGCGAGGACGCCATTCTGGCGGAAACCGGCGAGACATTCGCCGCCCTGAAAGCCAGGCGGCTGGCGGCATGACGCAGCTTCTGCGCCCGAGCCAGATCGCGTTCTGGCCTCTGGATCGGCTGAAACCCTATGCCCGCAATGCGAAAACCCACGATGCCGACCAGGTCGCGAAGATCGCCGCCAGCATGGCCGAATTCGGCTGGACCGTCCCTTGCCTCGTCGCAGGCGACGGTGAGCTGATCGCAGGCCATGGCCGCGTCCTGGCCGCCGCACAGCTCGGGCTGGCCGAGGCGCCGGTCATCGTGCTGGACCATCTGACCGAGGCGCAGCGCCGGGCATATCGGATCGCAGACAACAAACTGACCGAGATGGGCGGCTGGGATGAGGCGCTGCTGCTCGAGGAACTGCGGGGCCTGATGGCGGAGGACTTCGACCTCGGGCTGATCGGCATCCCGGAGGACGAGCTGGACGCGCTGTTGCACGATGCCGACGACCGCGCGCCCATCGATGATGACACCGCCGATACCATCCCCGAGGCCCCGCTCGAGCCGATCACGCGACTTGGCGACATCTGGGCGCTGGGCGACCATCGCCTGATCTGCGGCGATGCGACCGACCCGGCCGTGTTCGCGCGGCTGATGGACGGGGCGCAGGCGTCGCTACTGTTCACCTCGCCACCCTATGCGCAGCAGCGCGACTATGGCGCAGCGAAGAAGAAACTCGGCGATTGGGATGCACTGATGCAGGGTGTGTTCGCCGCAGCACCCGTCACTGCCGATGCCCAGCTGCTGGTGAACCTCGGCCTTGTGCATCGCGATGGCGAGTGGATCCCTTATTGGGAGGACTGGCTCGACTGGATGCGCGCGCAGGGCTGGCGGCGCTTCGGCTGGTATGTCTGGGATCAGGGGCCCGGCCTTCCGGGCGACTGGAACGGGAGGCTGGCGCCCTCGCACGAGTTCATCTTCCACTTCAACCTCCAGCCCCGGAAGCCGAACAAGACGGTCGCGAGCAAGCACGCGGGCGAAACCCTCGGCGGCGGCGGTTTGCGCGGAGCCGACGGCACGGTCCACCGCAAGACCGGCTTCGGCAACGCGATCCAGAGCCACCGCATTCCGGACAGCGTCTTTCGCATCATGCGGCACAAAGGGGGCTTGGGCGCTGCCGGATCGCACCCGGCTGTGTTCCCGGTGGCACTGGTCGAGGCAGTGCTGGAGGCATTCACCGATCCCGGCGACCTGGTGTTCGAGCCTTTCTGCGGCTCCGGCACCCAGCTGATCGCCGCAGAACGCACCGGGCGGCGCTGCTCTGCGGTGGAACTGGATCCGGTTTATTGCGACGTCGCCGTGCGGCGGTGGGAGTTGGCGACGGGGCGGACGGCCGGTCGCATCGTCAAAGAGGAGGAAGCGCAGAAGCCTGCGCGCCGGCCGAGGAAGCGGGCATGACGCAGTCGCGCCGCATGTCGCTGATCGAGGCCATTACCAATGTTGCCGTGGGCTACGCGCTGGCGGTCGTCACGCAGATCGTGGCGTTCCCATGGTTCGACCTGCATCCCAGTCTCGGCGAGAACCTCGCGCTGGGCGGGGTCTTCGTCGGCATCTCGCTCCTGCGCAGCTATGCGCTGCGCAGGCTGTTCGAGCGCTGGCGATAACGGTGGGGATCATGCCGCATCAAGTTTGTACACGGTGCCGCGCTGGTCGATCTTCCTGGCGGTGATCGGCAGGCCTAGTTTCTTCTTGAGTCCGCCGGAGATCAGGCCACGCACGCTGTGTGCAAGCCAGCCCGTCGCCTCGACGATCTCGGCGATCGACGCGCCCTCGGGCCGCTGCAGGAGCGCGATGATCTGCGCCTGCTTCGTGCCGGCGCGGATGGCGACAGGCTTTGGTTGGCCGGGGGCCTCGGTCGTCGGTGTGGGTTCCGCGTCCGGCTGTGGATTCGCCTTCCGCACGCTGGCGACGGCGCTGGCCGCGACCGGCTCGATCCCGATGGCTTCCAGCCCGGCTTCGGTGGCGATCAGCGTGGTGCCATGGCCATCCCCGGTCTCGCGCCAGAGCGGCTCGCCACGGCGCAGGTCGGCATCGACCTCTTCCAGCCAGCCGCGCGTGATCATCGCGGTGACGGCCTTCTGCGCGGCGGCGCCGTGCAGGCCTTCGGGCAGCGGCATCGCCAGATTGCCGGGGCGCGAGGCCGCGCGGCTGAGGATGAGGCTCTGGGTGTCGGTGAGTTTCGGCATGGGTCGTCTCCATGGTCAGGGCCGCGATCATCGCCGGCCTTCCACGACCCCAGGCCGCGCTGGCGCGTGGCAGGAGTTCCGGCGGTTCCGGAGATCAGCGGGCGTGTTCGCCCTCGCCGAAAGCGCTGTCGGTGATGCGCTTCAGGAGGCTGGCGTAGTGCTCAAGCGTGCCGACCATGGCCCAGCCGACCTCGTCAGGGTGGCAGTTGAAATGGTCGTCGCTGAGCGCCTGCAGGCGGGCGAGCATCTCGTCGATTTCGGCCTTCTTGCCGATGAAGGCGTTCAGCGCGGCTTCGCGGTTGCGGCGCGCCTTCTCGGCGCGGAGTTCGTGGCGCGGGGTGGTGATCGGGTTGAGGCGGGTCATCGGGGTGGCTCCATGGTGAGTTGCATCGTTTCCGTGCGACAACCATCGCTCCGGTGCGGCGATTATCGTAGGTAAATCTGAGCAATATCAGTGCTTTCTGATCATTCTATCCGATCCGGATCGATCATCGCCGCCTGTTCCGCCTCAAAGCGCTGGGCGGCATCGGGGGGATCACGGCGGGCGTTGACCATGGCCACGAACAGCGTGCGGGCAACGGCGGCGACTTCATCCGCTCCGGCGCTGGTCAGGTCCGCATCGTGGATGGCAATGGCCTCGCCCAGATCAGTGAGCGCATAGAGCGTGGCGAACTCGGCCTCGGACGGATCGCAAGTTTCGGTGTCACGGTCGTCGGGGCTGATCGCCACGCTGCGGCAGAAGCGCAGATCGAAGCCGATGGCACAGTTGCGACGCACAACGCCGTGGAGGGTTTCGCCTTCGGAGAGGCAGTTGAAGGATTGCGTCATAATGGGAGCTCCTCGGGCTGCGCGGCCTCGGGATCCAGTTCGACCCATGCCCCGTCCTGCCAGACATAGAGATGGCACAGCTCGCGCGTGGGGCGCGGCAGGATCGTGGGCTCGCGGGGCGGATCGAAGCAGTCGAGCTCGTCGGCCCGCACCTGCCGGATTTCCTTTGCCCCGAGGATGTCCTCGGGCGTCCACGAGGCCAGCGCGGGCAGCATGTGCGAGGGATAGCCGTCGTAGTGGCAGTACACATGGGCCCATTCTTCGGGCCCAAGCTGGATGGCGATCTGTGCGCGCGTGCTCATCCTCGCCCTCCTCAGATCAGCTGCAAGCTGGCCAGCATCGTGCTGGCAGCGGCGAGCTGGCCGGTCGGCAGCTCGATCTTGATGTGCGAGATGACGTCCGAAGCCTCGGCCATGATACCCTCGTCGCGCAACGCGGCCTCGATCATGCGGGCGGCGGCGTCGGGGCCCTTGAGGTTCAGCGGGTCCGGCAGCGCGGCGTGATCGATGCGGATGGTGGTGATGGTGGTCATGGTTGGATCCTTTCAGGGTTGGGTTTCAGAGGGAGCGGTTGCTGCGCCTGCGCGGCGTCCGGCCTCGAAGGCCTCCTCGAGCGCGGCGCGGATGGCCCAGACGGCGACGTCGTGGAAATCCAGCCGGTCCCAGTTGCGGGTCTCGAGCGTCTCGAGGTGGAACTGGCGCTGGGCGATCTCGAGAAGCTGGGCGTCGCGCTGGGCGGTCGGGTCGGAGTTCTTGCGGCGCGCCATGGTCAGTCCTCCCAGCGGTGTTCGGGGTGGGTCGTCCGCGCGCGGGCTTCCTCGCGCATCATTTCCTGGGCCTTGGCCATCTCGACCATCCCGTCCGCCTGGCTCATCCGCCCGGACATCACTTCGTCCATCACCCAGTTCACCCGCTCCTGCGCGGGGCTCGTGTGGTTGCGCCACCCTTCGCTCATCGAGCTGTGCCCCATTCTCTCCTGTGCGCGCATGGCTGGCTCCGATCCTCGTCCAAGGGGTGCGATGCACCCGTTTCGTTGGGATAAGACTCGCTCTATCCGGGAGTGTAATCAACTGAATAAGAAGCGTATTTCTGTTTAATTCCAATATCTTAAGGATCACCGCAGCGCCATGGAAGGTATGTCCGAACGCGCCTATGCCGCCCATTCCGGCCTCTCGCGCGGGGCGGTGCAGAAGGCGCGCAAGAACGGTCGGTTGGTGCTCTTCGCCGACGGGTCGATCAACGCGGCGGCCTCGGATGCGCGTCGGGGGGCGATGACCGATCCCGATCAGCAGATGCGCTCGCGCGGCGGTGGCGAGGGAGTGATCAGCGGGCCAGGAGAGACCGCGTCCTACATCAAGGCGCGCACGCTGCTGACGGTCTATTCCGCCCAGGACAAGCAGATCGCGGTCCAGAAGAAGAAGGGCGTGCTGGTCGACCGCGCACGCGCCGAGACGCTGGTGTTCCGCCTCGCGCGCCAGGAGCGCGATACATGGGTCACCTGGCCCACCCGCGTGGCCGCGCTGATGGCCGCGCAATTGTCCGCAGAGATGGAGAAGGCATCGGGGGTGCCCGTTACGATCGAGACTGCGATCCTGCAAAGGGTGCTGGAAACCCATGTCCGAGAGCAGCTCGACGCCCTCGCAGACCTCCGGGTCTCGCTTGCATGAAGGAGACAGTAATCACGACCTGACCGAGGGGCTCGACCTCGGCTTCGACGGGGCCGAGGACGTCCTGCGCGCCTGGCGGCGGGGCATGCGGCCGGACGCCGATCTGACGGTGTCGGAATGGGCCGATGCGCATCGCTGGCTGTCATCGCGCGCCTCGGCCGAGCCCGGGCGGTATCGCACCGCGCGCACGCCCTATCTGCGCGCCATCATGGATGCGCTCTCGCCCGGTCATCCCGCCCAGCGCATCTCCTTCATGAAGGCCGCGCAGGTCGGCGCGACCGAGGCCGGGAACAACTGGATCGGCTTTGTCATCCACCATGCACCGGGGCCGATGCTGGCGGTGCTGCCGACCGTCGAGATGGCCAAGCGGACCTCGCGCGGCCGGATCGACCCGCTGATCGAGGACAGCCCGGCACTGAAGGAACGGGTCAGCCCCGCCCGCTCACGCGACGCGGGCAATTCGATGCTGTCCAAGGAATTCCCCGGCGGCATCCTGGTCCTGACCGGCGCGAACTCGGCCACCGGCCTGCGGTCGATGCCCGCGCGCTATGTGTTTCTGGACGAGGTCGATGCCTATCCGGCCTCGGCCGACGAGGAAGGTGATCCGGTCACGCTGGCCGAGGCCCGGACCACCACCTTCGCGCACCGGCGCAAGGTGTTCATGGTCTCGACCCCGACCATCCGGGGGCTGTCACGCATCGAGCGGGAGTTCGAGGCCAGCGACCAGCGGCGCTATTTCGTGCCCTGTCCGCATTGTGGCCACAGGCAATGGCTGCAGTTCGAGCGGCTGCGCTGGGCGAAGGGGAGGCCTGAGACCGCCGCTTATCATTGCGCGGGCTGCGAACGCGCCATCGCAGAGCACCACAAGACGGAAATGCTGGCGCGGGGCGAGTGGCGGGCGACGGCGACCAGTGCGGATCCGAATGCGATCGGGTTCCATCTGTCCGCGCTCTATTCGCCGATCGGCTGGAAGAGCTGGGAGCAGATTGCGCGCGACTGGCTGGCCGCCCAGGGCTCGGACGAAATGCTGCGCGCAGCGCGCAACACGCTCCTGGGCGAGACCTGGATCGAAAGCGGCGAGGCGCCGGAATGGCAGCGGCTGGCTGATCGGCGCATCGCCTTCCCGGCGCAGATCCCCGCAGGCGGGCTCTTCCTGACCGCAGGCGCCGATGTGCAGAAGGACCGGATCGAGGTCGATGTCTGGGCCTGGGGCCGCGGGCTGGAAAGCTGGCTCGTGGATCACATAGTGATCCCGGGCGGGCCGGATGATCCCGCCTGCTGGGACAGGCTGACCGCACTGCTGGGCCAGACATGGGCGCATGAGAATGGCGCGTTCATGACGCTGGCGAAGCTCGCGATCGACACCGGCTACGAGTCCGCCGCCGTTTATGCCTGGTCCCGCAAGCAGGGCATCGCGCAGGTGACGCCCGTGAAGGGCCTCGAGGGGTTCAACCGGGCCACGCCCGTGTCGGGGCCGACCTTCGTGGATGCGACCGTGAATGGCCGCAAACTCAAGCGCGGGGCGCGGCTCTGGACGGTGGCCACAGCCACCTTCAAGGCCGAGACCTATCGCTATCTGCGGATCGATCGACCGTCCGAGCCGGACGCGCCGACACCGGCCGGCACGATCCACCTGCCCGACTGGGCCGACAGCGAATGGCTGAAACAGCTGGTCGCCGAACAGCTGGTCACGATCCGCGACCGGCGCGGCTATGCCCGCCAGGAATGGCAGAAGCTGCGCGAGCGGAACGAGGCGCTCGACGCGCGGGTCTATGCACGCGCCGCCGCGTGGATCCTCGGCGCCGACCGCTTCGACGAGCGCATGTGGCGGCAGCTTGAGAAGCAGGCCGGCATCGACAGTGCGGCCATAGCTGCTGCCCCGCTCGAGCAAACGAAACCTGATGCGCCAGAAGCCGGGCGCATCACCGCCCCGCGGCGGCGCGGCTGGAAGATCAGCACGCCCCGATACATGGAGTGATCAGAAGCCAGAGAAGACCATGTCGAGGGCACCCCGGATCTCGTAGTCGAACCGCGACAGGTCCGCGACGGGCGGCGCCTTGAGCAGGGCCGAGGGGATCGCGGCCATTTCGGTCGTGTGCAGGACATGCGCGGCGCCCTCGATCTCGAAGACCGGCTCGAGCCGCCCGATGGCCTTCGGCCCCGAGGCGGCGGGCACCAGCGGCGCGACCACCCGGGTGCCAGTCTCGATCAGATCGGTCTGGAGGTCGAGCACCAGCCGGCCGCCCGGCACGCGATAGACGTGGAACTGCGCCATCAGTCCAGCTTCAGGATCTGGAGATCAGCGAGAGGGGTGCCGTTGGCCTCGATCCAGGCGCGGCGCTCGGCAATCGCCTCGGCATTCTCGTGCGCCCAGGCCTCGGCCTTCGCCACACGCACGGCCTCGGCCAGCGCGGCATCGCTGATCGCGGAGACATTCAGCCCCAGCTCGCGCGCGGCGGCGAGATTGGAGGCGGTCAGCGAGACATTCGTGCGCTGCTTCTCGGTGGTGCTCTGCGGCATCAGGCCCTCCATTCGACACAACCATAATACACACGATGCGTGTTCACAACAAGCGCACTGCACGACAGGAACCCCGAGACCCCCATGACCCTCGATGATCTCAAGGCCCGCCACAGCGCGCTGCTGGCCGCGCGCTACAGCGGCACGCGGTCGGTCAGCTATGACGGCAAGAGCATCAATTATGGCTCGGATGCCGAGCTGGCCGCCGCCATTGCCGATATCGAGCGCCGGATCGCGGCGCTGGAACGGACCAGCCGGCGCGTGTTGCGCCCCTTCGCCGTGAAGGATCTGTGATGAACTGGCGTCAGCGCCTCGGGGCCTTCATCGGCGGGTTCGATGCCGGCCAGCATCATCGGCGCCTACGCGGCTTCCGCGCGACCCGCGCCCATGTCAACGCGCTGATCGCGGCCGCCGGGCCCGACATCACCGCCCGCGCCCGCTGGCTGGTACGCAACAACGGCTATGCCGTGAATGCGGTCGAAAGCTGGGCCGCCAACACTGTGGGCGACGGGATCAAGCCGATCTCCAAGATCGGGGATGCCGCGCGCAAGGAGGAACTGCAACGCCTCTGGCTCGCCTGGACCGACGAGGCCGATGCCGAAGGGCTGACCGACTTCTACGGGCTGCAGCGCCGCGCCGCGCGTGAGGTGTTCATGGCGGGCGAGGTGTTCTTCCGGATCCGGATGCGCCGCGCAGGCGACGGGCTGACGGTGCCGCTGCAGCTGCAGATGCTGCCCGCCGAGATGCTGCCGCTGGAGCAGACCGGCACGGCGGCCAATGGCAACGCGATCCGCCAGGGGATCGAGTTCGACAGGATCGGGCGGCGCGTGGCCTATCACTTCCTGCGCCGCCATCCCGGCGACAGCACCGATCCGGGGCTGGCGGGCGAGGTAGTACGGGTGCCGGCCGCCGAGGTGATCCATGTGATCGACCCCGTAGAGGGCGGCCAGCTGCGCGGCGTGTCGAAACTGGCCCCGGCGATCGTGAAGCTGTTTCTGCTTGATCAGTATGACGATGCCGAGCTCGACCGCAAAAAGGTCGCGGCGATGTACGCGATGTTTGTGACCTCGCCTGCGCCGGAGAACCCGCTCGCACCGGCCGAGGATGACGAAGTGCCAGACGGGGTGGAAATCAGCCCTGGGCAGATCGTGCGCCTCGATCCGGGCGAGGATGTGACTGTGGGCCAGCCTGCAGACAGCGGAGCAACCTATGAGCCCTTCCAGTACCGCACGCTCCTGCAGATATCGGCAGCACTTGGCATCCCCTATCCCTATCTCGCCAATGACATGGTGAAGGGGAACTTCTCGAACTCGCGCCTCGCGCTGATCGAGTTCCGCCGCCGCGTCTCGGCCTGGCAGCATTCGGTGATGGTCTGGCAGCTCTGCCGGCCGGTCTATGCCCGCTGGATGGATGCGGCCGTGCTGTCGGGTGCCCTCACCCTGCCCGGCTACGAGGCGAACCGCGCGCGGCTCCTGACAGCCGACTGGCTGCCCACCAAGTGGGACTGGGTCGATCCGCTGAAGGACGCCAATGCCGAGATCGCCCAGATCGAGGCCGGGCTGAAATCCCGCACGCAGGCCATCGCCGAGCGCGGCTACGACGCCGAGCAGGTCGACCGGGAGATTGCCGCCGAGCGGGCGCGCGAGCGGTTGCTGGGCCTCGACTTCCGCCGCCCCGGCTCGCCTGCGCAAGGTGTGCAGGCAATGCCCATCGAAGGCGACGCGGAAGAGCAAGTTGACGACACCGATGACGCGGAGGATCGCCCGCGTCCAGACGAGGACCAGCCCTGATGCTTCATGCCCGGATTGCCGCGCGCGCCTTCAACACGCCGCTGCTCGTCGAACCCTCCAAGGCCATGGCGTTCCTGTCCGGCCTTGGACCTCGCATCCTGGGGCGGCGGGTCGAACTGGCGGACGGCGTCAAGGCGCCGGATAGAGCGGCCATCCTGCCCGCTCGCGCCAGCTTGCTGGCTGGCGGTCTGGCAGACGACTACCGCCAGCATGGCGATGCGCCCTATCCTGTCGTCGACGGCATCGCCGTGGTCGAGATTGCAGGCGTGTTGATCCATCGCGGTGGCTGGATCGGCCAATCCTCGGGCCAGACCAGCTACGAGGGGATCGCGGCCCAGATCGATGCGGCGGCCAGCGATCCGGCCGTGCGCGGCCTCGCGTTGGAAATCGACAGTTTCGGGGGCGAGGTCGCCGGGGTTTTTGACCTCGCAGATCGCATTCGTGCCATTCGGGGACCCAAGCCCGTGTGGGCCTTTGTGGCCGAACACGCCTTCTCGGCGGGCTATGCGCTCGCCTCCCAAGCGGATCGCATCCTGCTGCCACGCACCGGTGCGCTGGGCAGCATCGGCGTCGTGGTGCTCCATGCCGATCTCAGCGGGCAGCTCGATCAGGACGGGGTGCGTGTCACGCTGATCCACTCGGGCCAGCACAAGGTCGATGGCAACCCGTATCAGCCGCTGCCCGAGGCCGTGCGCGACGACATCCAGCGCGAGATCGACGTGCTGCGGTTTCTCTTCGCGGAAACCGTCGCGGCCGGGCGCTCTGGTCGCCTGAGCCAGGAGGCTGCGCTGGCGACCGAAGCCGCGACCTACCGTGGCGCGGATGCTCTCGCCGCTGGCCTCGCCGACGAGGTCACCGATCTGACGCGCGGCTTCGCGGCGTTCCGGCAGATGCTGTCCCGCACCCCGACACTCTCACCCATGCGCACCACGCGCGCATCCCTTCCCCACCCCAGACAGGAGGCAATCATGGCCACCCAGAGCGACCCCGACGAGAGCCCGCAGGACACCGGGATCGGTGTGACGGACTTCGACGATGCTGAACCCGATCCCACAGATGATCCGCCTGCCGTCGCCGAGCCGTCCCCCGCTGAAACTCAACCGTCTGCAGCCGCAGCAACTGCCCCCGCGACGACCGCCCCGCAGACTGGCAATCTGGCCGAGCTCTCGGCGCAGCTACGCGAGGCGGCGGCGGAGATCGCCGAGATCGCGGCGCAGGCGGGCCGCCTCGGCATCGCCATCGACGCGGCGAAGGCGCTGCGCGAGGGCACCACCCCCGAGGCCCTGCGCCGCCTGGTGCTCGAACGCGCCAGTGCGGCCGCGGATGCCCGCGACATCGTTGCCGCCCCCCGTTCGCCGGTCCTGCCGCTCGCGAAGGAAAGCCCCATCGTCGCCGCCGCGAAGCGCGCCGCGGCATCGGGAGCCCATCGCTGACGCCAATCGGCGCCCGCGACGGCTGTCACTTCCTCGATCAATCCACCGCCATGAACCCCGCTGATTGCTGTCAGCGGGGCTCAACGCTTGCATCTTTCGAACAGGAGCCCCCGCCATGACCGTCCTTCATCAGCCCGCCACGATGGGCGACGTCCTCAAGTACGAGGTCAACCCGAACTACACCCGCGAGACTGTCACGCTGCTCGAAGGGACCAACTATCCCGTCGGTGCCGTGCTCGGCCGCATCACCGCCAGCGGCAAATACAAGCTCGCCACCTCGGGCGGCTCGGATGGCGCGCAGACCGCCGCGGCCGTGCTGCTCTACGCGGTCGATGCCAGCGCCACCGACGCCATCGGCGTGGTGGTCGCGCGGGGCCCTGCCATCGTCTCGAAGGCAGCGCTGGTCTTTGACACCACTGTCGATGACGCGCCAAAGACCGCCACCAAGCACGGCCAGCTCGCCGCGCTGGGCATCGTCCCCCGCGACACCGCCTGATCTGACGGATCAACCGTTTCCCCCATCGCGCTCTCCCGCGCCACCCCTCTTTTCCCGGAGTTCCCCATGACCATCACCCGCAACCCGTTCGACGCGGGCGGCTATTCGCTCGCCGAGATGACGCAGGCCATCAACATCCTGCCCAACCTCTACACCCGCCTTGGCCAGATCGGCCTCTTCCGCTTTGAAGGCGTCACCCAGCGCTCCATCGTCATCGAACAGCGCGAGGGGGTCCTGAGCCTCCTGCCCTCGGTTCCGCTGGGCGCGCCCGCCACCGTCGGCAACCGCGAGGCGCGCTCCATGCGCAGCTTCGCCCTGCCGTGGATCCCGCATGACGACGTGATCCTGCCCGCCGACATTCAGGGAATGCCCGCGCTGGGCGTCTCGGATGCGGCCGATCCGCTGGTCGAGGTGATGAACCGCAAGCTGACGCTGATGCGCCGCAAGCATGCCCAGACCCGCGAATACATGGAGATGAACGCGCTGCGCGGCATCGTGAAGGATGGTGCGGGCACCACGCTCTACAATTACTTCACCGAGTTCGGCCTCGATCAGATCTCGGTCGACTTCGTCTTCGGCACCGCCGGCACCAACATCCAGGGCAAGGTGCGCACCACCCTGCGCGCGATCGAGGACAATCTCCTGGGCGAGACCATGACCACCGCCCATGCGCTGGTCAGCTCCGAATTCTTCGACAAGCTGATCAGCCACCCGAAGACCGAGGACGCCTACAAGTTCTTCTCGGCGACCGGAGGCCAGCCGCTCCGCGAGGACATGCGCCGCGCCTTCCCCTTCGCGGGCATCCTCTTCGAGGAGTACAACGGCTCGGTCACCCTCTCGAATGGCACATCCGAGCGGCTGATCCCCACCGGCGAGGGCATCGCCTTCCCGCTCGGCACCTTCGACACCTTCACCACCTATGGCGGGCCTGCCAACCTGCTGGAGACCGCCAACACCGTGGGCCTGCCGCTTTATGCGCGCCAGATGATGGACGCCAAGGGCCGCTGGATCGATCTCATGACCGAGGCATCGATCCTGCCGGTCAACAAGCGCCCGCGCCTCGCGATCCGCCTGCACAGCTCGAACTGACGGGCGCACGCATGTCCGTCTTCGCCGCCGCCATCGACAACCTGTTTGCCGATCCCAACATCGCCCGCGATGCAACCTGGATCGCGGACGGCGGCGCACCGAAACTCATCCGCGTGGTCACCCGCCGCGCGGACGAGGTTACGGGCTTCGGTGACGCCCGCCTCTGGTCCGAGACCACCCGGATCGATCTGCGCGTTGCCGAGGTCCCGAACCCGCGGCCCGGTGACCGCGTCGAGATCGAGGACGAGGCCTTCATCATTCAGGGCGAGCCGGTCCGTGATCGCGAGCGGCTGATCTGGACCGTCGATCTGAGGCCAGCATGAAGTTGCAACTAGACATCACGCCGGACCTCGTCGCCATGATGGCCGCCGAGATCAAGGCAGGCGAGCGGGCCGTGAGCCAGGCGGTCAGCGAGGCTGGCAACAGCGTGAAATCCTCCTGGCGCGCGCAGATCACCGGCGCAGGCCTCGGCCAGCGCCTGGCCAACACCATCCGGTCCGAGCAGTTCCCGAAAGGCCGACCCAGCCTCAGCGCAGCCGCGTTAGTCTGGTCGAAGGCCCCGGTCATCATCGGTGCCCATGAAACGGGCCAGCTGATCCGGTCGCGCAACGGGTTCTGGCTGGCGATCCCCACGCCGGCTGCGGGCAAGTCCGCGCGCGGTGGGCGCATCACCCCCGGCGAATGGGAGCGCCGCTTGGGCCTGCGCCTGCGCTTCGTCTATCGGCGAACCGGCCCCAGCCTTCTGGTCGCGGAAGGGCGGCTCAATGCGCGCGGGCGCGCTGTGGCTTCACGCTCGAGGACCGGACGGGGCGTGACCACGGTCCCGATCTTCTTGCTGGTGCCGCAGGTGCAACTCCGCAAGCGGCTCGACCTCGCGCGCGATGCAGCGCGGGCGCAGGAGGCTATCCCAGGCGCGATCGTCGCAAACTGGGTCGAAGGAAAGATCGGATGACACCCCGCGAGACCATTCTATCCGCCCTGGCGGATCTGTTGCGCACGGTTCCGCATGTGCCAGTGCTGCGCGGCGAGGTGCTGCCCGAGCGCGTTCCCGCCGCAGGCCTGATGATCCTGCGCGATGGCGAGCCGGGCGAACCCGGCGTGACGCTGTCGCCGCTGCGCTACCACTACCAGCACCGCGCCGAGATCGAGGCGGTCGTGCAGGGCGCCGACCGTGACACGACCTTCGCCGCGCTCTGCGCCAGCATCGGCGCGGCAATCTCCGCCGATCGCACACTCGGCGGCCGGTGCGACTGGATCGAGGCGGAAGCTCCTCGGCCCGTCGAGCTGCCCATTGAGGGCGCGGCAAGCCTGAAGGCCGCCGTGATCCCGGTCGTTCTCCATTACAGCACAGCCGATCCGCTGGCCTGACCCCTATCATCACAGGAGACAAGACGATGGCACGAGCCCACGGGGCGCGGGCGCAGATGGCGCTGGCGTTCGAGACAACCTATGGCACGCCGCCCGCCAGCGGCTACACGCGGATGCCCTTCGCCAGCACCACGCTGGGGGCCGAGCAGCCGCTGCTGAACTCCGAGTTGCTCGGCTACGGCCGCGATCCGCTGGCGCCGATCAAGGACGCGCTGACCGCCGATGGCGACGTGGTCGTGCCGCTGGACGCCGAGGCCTTCGGCTTCTGGCTGAAGGGGGCGTTCGGGGCGCCGACGACCACTGGCACGGCCCCGGGGCCCTTCACGCACGAGTACCGCTCGGGCGGATGGGTGCTGCCGTCGATAGCGATCGAGGTCGCCATGCCCGAGGTGCCGCGCTTTGCCATGTATGCGGGCTGCGTCGTCGACCAGCTGTCCTTCCAGATGCAGCGCGCGGGGCTGCTGACGGCGACCGCCCGGCTGGTTGCGCAGGGCGAGGCGCTGGCGGCGACCACCGGCGCGGGCACCCCGGCCGCGCTGGACCTGCTGCGCTTCGGCCATTTCAACGGCACGGTCACGCGCAATGGCGCGGCGCTGGGCAACCTCGTCACCGCCGAGGTGACCTATACCAACAATCTCGACCGGATCGAGACCATCCGCGCCGATGGCCGCATCGACGGCGCCGACCCCGGCATGGCGGCGCTCACCGGCCGAATGGAGGTGCGCTTCGCCGATCAGGTGCTGGCGAACCAGGCCATCGCCGGGGATCCGTGCGAGATCGAACTCGGCTGGACGCTGCCCTCGGGCGAGAGCCTGACCTTCACCATCCATGCCGTCTACCTGCCGCGCCCGCGCGTCGAGGTACCGGGCCCGCAGGGCATCCAGGCCAGTTTCGACTGGCAGGCGGCGGTCGATCCTACGCTGGGGCGGATGTGCGCCGTGACGCTGGTGAACGAGAGGGAGACGTACTGATGCTCACGCTGGACCTGACGAACGCGCCGCGCTGGCTCGATATGCTGCCCGGGGTGCGGCTGAAGCTGCGCCCGCTGACCACCGCGCTGATGGTGTCCGCCCGGGCCGATCCGGCGATCGAGGCCCTGCCGCCCGAAGCGACGACCGAGGAACTGGCGCTGGCCATGGCCAAGGCGGTGGCCCGGCGCGCGGTGCTGGACTGGGAAGGTGTCGGCGATGCCGAGGGCAACCCGGTCGGTGTCAGCCCCGAGGGCATCGATGCGCTCCTCGAAATCTGGCCCGCCTTCGAGGCCTTCCAAGCGGCCTATGTCGCCAAGGGTCTGCTGCTGGAACAGGAAAAAAACGCCTCTGCGCCCTCGCCGACTGGTCCTACGGCGGGGGCGAAAGCTACTGCACGGCCTGCCCGCAAGCCTGCCCGGACTGCCCGGCAAGGCTGAGCCGACCGCTCACCCTTGAGGGCACACAGGTCTGGGACCTCGCGCAGCGCCTCGGCGGCCAGCTCCGGATCCTGCCCGGTGCAGTGATCGGCTGGGACATGGGTGCCGCACTCGCGCTGGGCCGCGCGCTGGGGGTTCCCGCCCTCGCGATGGCCGAGTTCCTGCCGCCCATCGAGGCGGTGATGGTGCGCAAGATCAACGAACAGATGGCGGCCGAGCGCGGCTGATGCTCAGGAAGGCCGCTTCGGGATGACCTGCACCCCAGGCAACCCCTCGAAATGCGCATCGCAGGTCAGAAGCGTCGCGTCCCTCGCGCGCGCCGTGGCGAAGACGATGGCATCGGCGGTGGCGAGGCGATGTGCGCTGCAGGCCTCAGCGGCCGCGAGCGCGATCTCGGTGTCGAGCGGCACGACCTGGCAGACCTGCGTGAAGGCGATGACCTGATCGGCCTTGTCCTCGCCCACCTCGCGGGCGAGCCACTTGGCGAGCTCAAGCTGGACCATGGTCGGCACCACCCAGGCCTCCTGCTCAGGCAGATGTCCGGCGACCGCCTCGCCGGTGGGCGAGCCGATCAGCCATTCGATCCAGGCCGAGGTGTCGACGAGGATCATCAGGTCCGGTCCGAGCGGTCGCGGAAATCCTCGGGCCGCGCCCCCTTCGCAAGGCCCTTCAGGCTCTCCTTCTTCGGCACCGGCACGAGCAGCACGCCGGTGCCCTTCGGGATGAAGGCGAAGGTCAGCCCGGCCTCCCAGGCATGGGCAGCCCGGATCGCCTTGGGGATCGAGATCTGGAACTTCGAGGACAGGGTTGCGGTCTCGGCCATCGTCATACGCCTCATGGATCGATACCAGTAACGTAAGACGCGAGAGCCGCCAAGGCAAGGAGCATCCGATGACGGAGAAACGCGTATCCGTCCGCCTTGCGGCGGTGGGCGGGCGGCAAGTGCGTGCCGAACTCGAGGGTGTCGGCGAGGCCGGAGCGCGCGGCTTCGGGCGCCTGTCGCGCGAGATGGAGATGGCCAACACCCGGCTTGCTGCCTTCGCGCGGCGCGCCCGGATCGCAGCGGCGGCAGCGGCCGGGGCGCTTGCGGCGGCGGCCACGGCGATGATCCGTTCGGGGCTGTCGGTGATCGATAACCAGGCCAAGCTTGCGGCCTCACTCGACACGACGGTGGCCTCGATCCAGGTGCTGGAGCGCGCGGGCGATCTGGCGGGCGTGTCGATGGGTCAGGTCGAACAGGCGGCGATGCAGCTGACGCGACGGCTGAGCCAGGCCGCCGCCGGGGCCGGGCCCGCGACGGAAGCCCTGCGCCGCCTGAGGCTGTCGGCGGGAGAGCTGCAGGCCCTGCCGCTCGACCAGCGGATCGCGCTGATCCAGGACCGGCTCGCGGACCTCGTGCCCGAGGCCGAGCGAGCAGCGGTCGCCTCGCAGCTCTTCGGCGACCGGGCGGCGCTGGTCTTCACCCGGATCGACACGGCGACGCTGCGCCAGGCCACGCAGGATGTGCGGGATTTCGGGGTGGTGGTCTCCGATCAGGACGCCCGCCAGATCGAACGCACCAACGACGCCATCTCGCGCCTCGGCCTGATCTGGCGCGGGCTGGCGAACCAGCTGGCGGTCGCGGCGGCGCCCGCGCTGGAGGCGGTGGCCGACGCCATGGCAGCGGTCGCGCGCACCACCGGGCCGCTCGGCATCGCGATCCGGACTTTGTTCGACAACCTCGGGCGGCTCACCTCCTATGCCGCCACCTTCGCCGCCCTCATGGCCGGGCGCTGGGTTGCCGGGCTCGCGGCGGCGGCGCTGTCGGTGCGCGGGCTGGCCACTGCGCTCGTGGTCCTGCGCGGCGCGCTGATCCGCACCGGCATCGGGGCGCTGATCGTCGGCGCGGGCGAGCTGGTCTATCAGTTCTCCCGCCTCGTCACCGGGGCGGGAGGCTTCGGGAATGCGCTGGAGCTGATGGGTAACGTGGCCCGCGCGGTCTGGGACGGCATCAAGGCCACGATGGGCTCGCTGGTCGACGACTTCCGGGCCCTGCGTGCCGACATCGAGGGCATCTGGACCCGCCTCATGGCCTTCCTGGCGGGGAAGTGGGCCGACTTCCTCGGGATGATCGGGCCCACCTTCAATGCCGTGGCCGACCGGATCGGCGCGGATTTCCAGATCGACTGGTTCGGGGCGCAGTCATGGGCCTCGATGCTCGACCATGCCGCCAGCAACGCGGGCACCATGGCCGAACGCTTCCGCCAGCGGGCGGCGGACACACGGGCGGGCGCCTTCGATGGCGTCCGCGAGGCCGTCACCGCGCTGGTGGAGGCGGTGCGCGGCTCGGGCGAGGAAACCGAGGGTGCGCTCGATGCCGCCGCCGCCGGGGCCCGGCGCGTCGCCGAGGCGCTGGACGAGGCGGAAACCTCAGCCGGTCGCGCGGGCGCCGCCGGGCGCGAGGCCGGAACACAGACGGCTACCGGCGCCGAGGAAGCCGTGACCGGATGGCAGGCGGTCACCGCCGCGCTCGCCGACTATGCAGCGAGAGCGCGCGAGATCGGGGCCGATATCGGCCAGGCGCTGGTGGGCGCGTTCGGCGCAGCCGAGAACGCGGTCGCCGACTTCGTCCGCAAGGGCAAGCTCGATTTCCGCGATCTGGTGACCTCGATGATCGCCGATCTGGCCCGGCTCGCCGCGCGGCGCTTCATCCTCGGGCCGCTGGCGGGGCTGCTGTCAGGGGTGCTTGGCGGCGCGGGCGGCATGTTCGCCTCGGTCCTGCACGCAGGCGGCACGGTGGGTGCGGCCGGTCCCGGCCGGATGGTCCCGGCGCTGGCCTTCGCCAATGCCCCGCGCATGCATTCCGGCGGCTGGGTCGGGCTGAAGCCGGACGAGGTGCCCGCGATCCTCCAGCGCGGCGAGCGCGTGCTCTCGCGCCGCGAGGCAGCGGGATATGGCGGGCGCGGCGGAGCGCCCTCCGTAAATGTCACCATCATGACCCGCGACGCGGAAAGCTTCCGCCAATCGCGGACGCAAGTCGCCGCCGACATCGCCCGCGCGGTGTCGATGGGCCGCCGCGGTCTCTGAGGATCCCGAGCATGGCGTTTCACGAGGTCCGGTTTCCGGACGCGATCAGCCGTGGCGCGCGCGGCGGGCCCGAACGGCGCACGCAGGTGGTCGAGCTCGCCTCGGGCGACGAAGAGAGGAATGCCAGCTGGGCCAACAGCCGCCGCCGTTACGATGTCGCCTACGGCATCCGCCGCGCCGATGACCTGGCCGTGGTGGTGGCCTTCTTCGAGGCGCGCAACGGACGCCTCCACGGCTTCCGCTTCAAGGACTGGGGCGATCACAAGTCGTGCCTGCCCTCGGGCACGCCGTCGCCGCTGGATCAGCCACTCGGCACCGGCGATGGCGTCCGCACGACATTTCCGCTCCTGAAGCGCTACGCCTCGGGCGGGCAGTCCTGGACGCGCGCCATCACCAAGCCCGTCGCGGGCACCGTCCGTGTAGCCCTCGGCGGGACCGAGCAGCTCTCGGGCTGGTCGGTCGACACCACCACCGGCCTCGTCACCTTCGGCTCGGCCCCCGGTGCGGGCGTCCCCGTCACCGCGGGCTTCGAGTTCGACACACCCGTCCGCTTCGACACCGACACGCTCGACGTGACGCTCGACCTCGAGCGCCTCGGGTCGATCGCCTCCATCCCGCTCCTGGAGATCCGCAGATGAAGCAGCTTGCCCCCTCCCTGCAGGCGCATCTCGATGACGGCACCACGACCCTTGCCTGGTGCTGGCGCATCACGCGGGCCGATGGCGTCAGCTTCGGTTTCACCGACCACGACCGGGCGCTGACCTTCGAGGGGACCGAGTTCGAGCCCGAGAGCGGGTTCACAGCCTCCGAGGTTCGGGCAGGCTCGGACCTGTCGGTCGATGCGCAGGATGCCGAGGGCGTACTGTCCTCCGACCGCATCACCGAGACCGACATTCAGGATGGTCGCTGGGACAATGCCGAGGTCGAGCTCTGGCGGGTGAACTGGGCCGACACCAGCCAGCGCGTGCTGCTGCGCCGGGGCGCCATCGGGCAGGTCCGGCGCGGCCGGGTGGCCTTCGTGGCCGAGGTGCGCTCGCTCGCCCATGTGCTGGGCCAGACGGTCGGGCGGACATTTCAGGCGGGCTGCGACGCCGCGCTGGGCGACGACCGCTGCGGCGTGAACCTCGAGGCGGCGGACTTCCGGGGCACGGGCGCGGTCACCGACCTGCTGCGCGACCGGGCGTTCACGGCCTCGGGGCTTGGCAGTTTCGCGGCGGGCTGGTTCGCGCACGGCACGGTCGAGTGGGCATCTGGTGCCAATGCGGGGCGTCAGGCGGAGGTGCTTGCGCACGACTTGGTCGATGGGCTCGCGATCCTGACGCTGCTCGAGGCTCCGGTGCGCCCTCTCAGTGAGGGCGACAGCTTCATCGCCCGCGCGGGCTGCGACAAGCGGCTGGCCACCTGCAGCGCGAAGTTCGGGAACGTCGCGAACTTCCGGGGCTTCCCGCATATCCCGGGGCAGGACACCATCCTGCGCTACGCCTCGCGCGGTGGCGGCCATGACGGGGCGGTGCTGTGACAGCGCCTCGCGATGCCGCCGATCTCGCGCTCGTCATCACCATCGCCCGCGCGTGGCTGGGCACGCCCTACCACGATCAGGCCAGCCTGAAGGGCGTGGGCTGCGACTGCCTCGGGCTGGCCCGGGGCGTCTGGCGGGAGGTGGTCGGCCCCGAGCCCTTTCCGATCCCGCCCTATAGCCGGGATTGGGGCGAGACGGGCCCGCGCGAGGTGCTGGCCGAGGGCGCGCGCGCCATGATGATCGAGGTGCCGCCCGCCGACGCCCCGCCCGGTGCGCTGGTGCTGTTCCGAATGGATAGCCGCGCCATCGCCAAGCATGTCGGGATCCTCACCGGGCCCGACCGCTTCCTCCACGCCTACGAGCGGCTTGGCGTGATCGAGGAACTGCTCACCCCGTCCTGGGCGCGCAAGATCACCTTCGCCTTCCTGTTTCCATCGCACTGACCCTTCCAACATCGAGATTTCCTGATGGCCACCCTCGTTCTCGGCGTCGTCGGCTCCAGCATCGGCATGGGCTTCGGCGGCGCGATCCTTGGCCTCTCGGGCGCGGCCATCGGCGGGCTGATCGGCTCGACCGTGGGTTCGGTCATCGACAGCTGGATCATCTCCTCGCTAGCCCCCACCCAGCGCATCGAGGGCGCGCGGCTGGAGAGCCTGCGGATCACCTCCTCGACCGAGGGTGCCGTGATCCCGCGCCTCTACGGCCGCATGCGGATCGCCGGCAACATCGTCTGGGCCACGGATTTCCGCGAGGAGACGCGCACGACCACCCAGCGGGGCGGCGGAAAGGGCGGCGGGGGCGGCAAGGTCCGCACGACGGAGTATCTGTATTTCGCGTCCTTCGCCGTGGCGCTGTGTGAGGGCCCGATCACCGGCATCGGCCGCATCTGGGCAGACGGCAAGCCGCTCGACATGACCGGCATCACCATGCGCTGGTATCCCGGCGACGAGGCGCAGGCGCCGGACCCGTTCATCGCCGCGAAGATGGGCGCGGCCAACACCCCGGCCTATCGCGGCACAGCCTATGTCGTCTTCGAGGAACTGCCGCTGGCGGATTTCGGGAACCGGATCCCGCAGCTTTCCTTCGAGGTCTTCCGCCCGCTCGCCGATCCCGACACCGCCGAGGGGCTGACCCGCGCGGTCACCATGATCCCGGCCTCGGGCGAGTTCACCTATGCCACGCAGGCGATCCGGAAGACGACCGGAAGCATCGGCGGGACCACCACGGCCGAGAACCTGAACGCGCTGCCCGACACGACGGACATTGTGGTGGCCCTCGACCGGCTGCAGGCGATGGCGCCGGCGGTCGAGAGCGTCAGCCTCGTCGTTGCCTGGTTCGGCACCGATCTGCGGGCCGGCCACTGCCAGATCCGACCGGGCGTGGAGGTGGCGTCCAAGTCGACGAGCCGCCTCTGGAGCGTGAACGGGGTGAGCCGGGCGAACGCGCATCTCGTCAGCCGCGACAGCGAGGATCGGCCGGTCTACGGAGGCACGCCCGCCGATTTCGCCGTGGTGCAGTCGATCCAGGAGATGAAGGCGCGCGGGCTGCGCGTCACCTTCTATCCGTTCATCCTGATGGACGTCCCGCCCGGCAACAGCCTTCCGAACCCCTACAGCGATAACGCCGCCCAGCCGGGCCAGCCGGTGTTTCCCTGGCGGGGGCGGATTGCCTGCTCTCCCGCGGCCGGGTTCGCGGGCACCGTTGACAAGACCGCCACGGCGGCCACGCAAGTCGCGAACTTCTTCGGCGCCGCCACGCCCGCGAACTTCTTAGTCTCGGGCGAGACCGTCAGCTGGACCGGCCCCGCCGGCGACTGGGGCCTGCGCCGGATGATCCTGCACTATGCCCATCTTTGCGCCGCTGCAGGGGGCGTCGATGCCTTCCTGATCGGCTCGGAGATGCGCGGGCTGACCACGATCCGCTCGGACGCGTCCACCTATCCCGCCGTGCAGGCCTTCCGCGATCTCGCAGCAAGCGTGCGAAGCATCCTCGGACCGGGCACCAGGATCAGCTACGCGGCGGACTGGAGCGAGTATTTCGGTCACCAGCCGGGCGATGGTTCGGGGGACGTCTTATTCCACCTCGATCCGCTCTGGGCGGACGCCAACACCGACTTCATCGGCATCGACAACTACATGCCGCTGTCGGACTGGCGCGACGGGTTCGACCATCTCGACGCGCAGGCGGGTTGGCCAGCGATCCACGACCGCGTCTATCTGAAAGCCAACATCGCCGGGGGCGAGGGCTTCGACTGGTTCTATGCCTCGGAGGTCGATCGCTCGGCACAGCTGCGCACGCCCATCACCGACGGCAGCGCAGGCAAGCCGTGGGTCTTCCGCTACAAGGATCTGCGCGCCTGGTGGTCGGAGCCCCATTTTAACCGCCCGGGCGGGGTGGAGAGCGGGACGCCCACCGCATGGGTGCCGCAGTCGAAGCCCGTCTGGTTCACTGAGCTCGGCTGCCCGGCCATCGATCGGGGCACCAACCAGCCGAACGTCTTCTTCGACCCGAAGTCCTCGGAGAGCTTCACGCCGTACTTCTCCCGCGGCTGGCGCGACGACGCCATCCAGCGCGCCTATCTCGAGGCGACGTACCTCTGGTGGGGCGAGGCGGCGACCAACCCGACCTCGTCCGTCTATGGCGGCCGGATGGTGCACGTCCCCGAATGCGCCGCCTGGACCTGGGATGCGCGGCCCTATCCGTTCTTCCCCGCGCTGACCGGCGTCTGGACGGATGGCCCCAACTGGCGGCTCGGACACTGGCTGACCGGGCGGCTCGGGGCGGTCTCGCTGGCAGCGCTCGTCCGCCATCTCTGCCTGCGCGCCGGGATGCCTGCCCACCGCATCGACGTCACCGGCCTCTGGGGCGCGGTCGAGGGCTATGTCATCGGCGCGCTCGAGAGCCCGCGTGCCTCGATCACCACGCTGGCGCGGCATTTCGGGTTCGATGCCGTGGAGAGCGGCGGGGTTATCCGCTTCGTCATGCGCGGCCGCGCCGCTGTCGCGGAACTGGGTGCCGACGATCTGGTCGCGGCCCCGGACCCCCGCACCGAGGGTCTGGAACTGACCCGCGCACAGGAGACCGAACTGCCGCAAGCGCTCAAGTGGCAGCTGGCCCGTGCCGACGAGGATTACGACGCAGCCCAGGTCGAGGCGCAGCGGATCACCGTGTCCGCGAGCCGCATCGCGTCGGAAGCCTTCCCCATGGCGGTCGCGCCCGAGGAAGCCGAGCGCCGCTGCCGCCGCGCGCTGATGGAAGCCTGGATCGGCCGCGAGACCGCCAGCTTCCGTCTGCCGCCCTCGCGCCTCGCGCTCGACCCGGCCGATGTGATCCGGCTTGTCCACGACGGGCGCAGCCTCGATTTCCGGCTCCTGTCCACGGCCGATGCCGAGGCGCGCGGGATCGAGGCGATCCGCCAGGACCGCGCGGCCTACGACCTGCCACCGGGCGATCCGCGCCCCGCGACGCTCGCGCGCCCGTTGGTGCTGGCAGCACCCGAGGTCGCCTTCCTCGATCTGCCGCAGCTGACCGAGGACCAGCCCGCGCATAGGCCCTTCCTTGCCGCCCATGCGCGCCCCTGGCCCGGAGAACTCGCGGTCTTCCGCAGCCCCGGCGGCGACGGGTTCGAACTCCTGACCACCGTGCCCGCCCGGGCGCGGATGGGCGTGCTGGCCTTCGATCTCTGGCCCGGCCCGGTCTCGCGCTTCGATCTCGGCAATGCCCTGACGCTCGACCTCTTCACCGGCTCGCTCGAAAGCGTCACTGATCTGGCCCTGTTCGGCGGGGCCAATGCACTGGCCGTCGAGGCCAGCCCCGGGGTCTGGGAGATCGTCCAGGCGGGCGCGGCGGAGTTGATCGCGCCGGGACGCTACCGGCTGACCCGCCTCCTGCGCGGCCAGCGCGGCACGGAAGGCGCGATGGGCAATCCGGCTCCCGCCGGGGCGCGGGTGGTGGTGCTCGACAGCACGCTCGCACCGCTGCCTGTCGCGTTGGGGGACATCGGCCTGCCATGGAACTGGCGCGTGGGCCCCGCAACCCGGCCGCCCTCGGACGAGACCTTCGTGGCGCAAGCCTTCACGCCTGCGGGCACGGGCCTGCGCCCCTTCGCGCCAGTGCATGTCGCGCAGCCCTGGCGGCAGGCACGCGTGCCCGGCGACCTGACCATCCGCTGGACCCGACGCTCCCGCGCGCTCGAAGCCGATGCCTGGGAACAGGTCGAGGTGCCCCTCGGTGAAGAGGTCGAAGCCTATGAGGTCGAGATCCGTGACGGTGCGCAGCACGCGGTGAAGCGCGTGCTGACCAGCGGCACGTCCTCCGTTCTCTACACAGCCGCCCAGCAGACCGCCGACTGGGGCGCGCTGCTCGGCCCCGGCGACACGCTCGACATCCGCATCTTCCAGCTCTCCGCCCGCCTCGGGCGCGGGGCACCGGCCAGCGTCACGCTGCAGTTCTGATCCCCACCAGCGGGAATTCCACAGGATCGACCATGTCCGACACCACCACCCATCTCGGCCTGCCGTATCTCATGGCCGCGCAGGCGCAAAAGCATGTCACCCACAACGAGGCGCTGCGGCTGCTCGACGCCATGGTGCAGCTGGCCGTGCTGGACCGCACCCGCACCGTGCCGCCCGCCAGCCCCGCCGATGGCGACCGCCATCTCGTGGCCTCCGGCGCGACCGGCCTCTGGGCGGGCTGGGATCTGAACGTGGCCTTCCGGGTCGATGGCGTCTGGCTGCGGCTGGTCCCGCGCCCCGGCTGGCTGGTCTGGGTCGCGGACGAAGGCGTCTTCCTTGTCTGGTCGGGCAGCAGCTGGGCCAGCGTGGGCGAGCCGCGCGACGTGCCCGACAGCGTCTTCAGCCTGGTGAACGACGCGGACCCGACGAAGAAGGCCGTGTTCTCGCTGGCCGCGATCTCCACCGGCCAGACCCGGACCTATACGCTGCCCAACACCTCGAGCGAGTTGGCGATCCTCGCGGGCACGCAGACCTTCTCGGGCAACAAGACCTTCTCCGGCACGCTGACTGCCTCCGGGGGAACGGCGACCATCGGCACCTCCACCGGCACCGCCACCTATGGCGTCGGGACCGGGGCGACCACGAACGGCACGACCAAGACAGTGAACATCGGGACCGGTGGGGCGTCCGGGTCGAACACCGTCGTCAACATCGGCTCTGCCACCGCTGGCGCGGGCGGCACCACGGTGATCAACACGCCCACGGTGACCTTCGCGAACAGCGTCACGCAGGTCGCTATGCCCCAGGCGAACCTGACCGCCCAGCAACTCGGCCTCGGATGGGCCACCGCCGACGCCTTCAACCGCTTCTCGATCAACACGCCCGCGATGCTGTTCAACCACGCGGGCAACGGGATCGAGGCGACCTTCAACAAGAACACGCCGGGCGACGATGCCGCCTTCGCATTCAAGACCGGGTTCTCGGCGCGCGCCCTGATCGGGCTGCTCGGCAACGATGATTTCAGCTTCAAGGTCAGCCCGGACGGATCGGCCTACTACGACGCGCTGCGCATCGACCGCGCCAGCGGCCGGGTGGAACTGCCCGAGCCCATGGTCCTGCCCGGCCGCGCCACGCCGCCCGATCCGCCGCCCGCGGGGCGCATCCACCTCTACGCCCGCGACCGCGCTGGCAGCGCCTGGCTCGAGGTCATGCGCCCCTCGGGACGGCTCTTTCCGTTGCAGCCGCATTTCGGGGTGAACCGGATCGCGTACTGGGCCCCGTCCTCGGGCACCACGATCAACGCGATCGGCATGCCGCGCACGGGCGTCGGCACCGCCTCCACGCCCGGTCTCGCCACCACCAACCTCTCCACCTCCATGCGCCGCTGGCGGATGACCAGCGCCGCCACCGCAGACGCGGCGGCCGAGGAACGCTCGGCCGGCTGGGTCTGCTGGCGCGGCAATGCCGAGGGCTTGGGCGGATTCACCTACGTGAACCGGCTCTCGCTGACGACGCTGCAGCCCACCGGCATGGGCTTTTTCGGGCTGATGGGCTCCACCGCCGCGCTAGCCACGACGCTCGCGCTGTCTGCCGTCGTCAACGCCATCGGCATCGGCTTCCAGCGCGGCACCCATGCCAACTGGCAGATCGTCCACAACTCCGGCTCCGGCGCACCCACGCTGATCAATCTGGGCGCCAGCTTCCCCGTCGATGCGCCCACCAATGTCCTGACCCTCTTCCTCTACGCCGCCCCCAACGCGAGTTCTGTGTGGGTCCGCGTGGTCGAGGAAGTCTCCGGCGCCATCGCCGAGGTCGAACTCACCGCGAACCTCCCGGCCGCCACCCAGCTCCTGAGCCCCCGCAACTACATGAACACCGGCAGCACGGCGACTGCGGTCGCCTACGACTGCAGCGGTGTCTATGTCGAGACTGACTACTGAGAGGCCCGCCATGACCGACCGCACATCCCTCCTCGAAGAGGTCGCCCGGGCCTTTCGCGACCACGGGATCACAGCAGCCATCACCGCGCTGATCGGCGGCACGCTGGCGCTGCTCGCAGCCATCACGCGCCGGGCCTTCACCAATGACGCCATGCTCGCCCGGCTCGACCGCGAACTTGCGGCCGAGCGCGAGCGGGTCGAGCACCGGCGTGCCGAGGACCGCAAGGCCGATGCCGACCGGCTGGAGCGGATGGAGGGTGACATCCGTGCCATGCGCAACCTGATGTTCGAAGCCTTCCAGCGCCGCCGCGACGACTGACGCCAACCCGGCGCCCAGCGCCCCGCCCACTCGTCACGCCGGCCCCAAGACCCTGATCACCGCACCCGTCCCGCCGCTCCTGCAGCGGCGGGGTGCCCATTCCTGCATGTCCAACGCCCCGAGGAGGCCCCCATGCCCGACCCTGTCCGCACCTTCCGTCACTTCCGCGATGTGCCCCTGCACCTCTGGCGCTGGCCGAACTTCTCGCCGGCCGAGATCGCCTGCCGCGGCACCGGCCAGCTGAAGCTGCATCCCGCCGCGCTCGACAAGTTGCAGGCGCTGCGCGACCGGCTGGGCAAGCCGCTGATCGTCCGCTCGGCCTATCGCTCGCCCGAGCACAACCGCGCTGTCGGCGGGGCGCCGCGCTCAAAGCACATGGACGGCACGGCCTTCGATATCGCCATGTCGAACCACGACCCCGCCGCCTTCGAGGCCGCCGCCCGGGAGGTGGGGTTTCTGGGCTTCGGCGCCTATCCCCGGTCGGGCTTCATGCATATCGACCTCGGCCCCGCCCGCTCCTGGGGCGATCCCTTCCCGCCTCGCGCCGTCCCCTTCGCCGTCGAGACCCCGCCCGCGCGCGAGACACTGGCCGCAAGCCGCACGCTGCGCGGGACCGGCGCAGCCGGGGTGGCGACGGTAGGGGCCGCCGGGGTCGAGGTCGCGCAGGAGGTTCTGGCGGAGGCACAGGGCGCGATCCTGCCGCTGGTGCCGTATCTCGACACCCTCCGCTGGGTCTTCATCGCGCTCGCGCTGGGCGGGATCGCGGTGGCCGTCTGGGCGCGCCTCGACGACTGGAAGAAGGGCCTGCGCTGATGTGGGCCAGCCTTGTGGTCGGGCTTCTCGCCCGGCCATGGGCGCGGCGGGCGACGGCCATCGCCCTCGTCGCGCTCACCATCACCCTGTTCATCCTCAACCTTCGCCGGACGGCCGAGCGCGCAGGCCGCGCCGGCGAGCGGCTCGACCAGCTGGAGCAGACCCATGCCATCCACCGCCAGATGCTGGACGCCGCCGCGCGCCGCCCTCGCAGCCGCAACGATCTTCTTGACCGGCTGCGCGACGGCGGGTTCTGACGCACCGCCCGGCGCCTGCCCGCCCGTCGTCGCGTACAGTCCGGCCGAGCAGATGCGTGTCGCCGAGGAAGTCGCTGCGCTGCCGGAGGGGGCGCTGATCGCAGGCTGGCTCGCCGACTACGCCGTCCTGCGCGACCAGGCGCGGGCCTGCCAAGCCCCGCACGCCAGCCGCTGACTCTCGACTGGACTATGCCCGCCGGCCACGCCTGATGTCGTGGTGCCGCGTCAACGGAGCCGCACGGAATGACCTCGAAACACCACGCTCACCGGCCAGGATGGCAACGACTTCGCCATCCTCGGTCGCTGTCGCGCCGCCGCTCGCGATGCCGGGCTCTCCGACGAAGAGATCGCCGCCTTCATGGACGAGGCCATTGCGGGCGATTACGACCATCTCCTGCAGACCGCGATGCGCTGGTTCGAGATCAGGTGATCAGAGCCGATCCGCCTCATTGAGGCGCTGGCCGAGAGGCAAATGCTGTTTTCAGCGGGAACTGCACAAGGAACCCCTGAAGTACCTCCCGTCACTTGTGTGATCTTATAAGCTGCGTGGGCGCCCCCTGAGGAGTTCCGCCGATGCCGAAGCAGCCCGCCATTCCCGGTCTTCGCGACGCGATGAAGAAGAAGGTGACGCGGCGGGAGCAGTTCCTGGCGGAGATGGATGCCGTGGTGCCGTGGACGCGGCTGCTGGCCCTGATCGCGCCGCACTATCCGAAGGCGGGGCCAAAGGGCGGACGGCCACCGATGCCGCTGGAGACGATGCTGCGGGTCTACTTCCTGCAGAACTGGTACGCGTTGAGCGACCCGATGGCGGAAGATACGCTCTACGACAGCGAGGCGATGCGGCGCTTTGCGGGGATCGAGCTCGGCGACGACCGCATTCCGGACGAGACCACGATCCTCAACTTCCGCCAGCTCCTGGGGCGGCACGGGCTGACCGAGACGATCTTCGCCGAGGTGAACGCGCATCTGGCGGACAGGGGCATCACGCTGCGCTCGGGCACGCTGGTGGATGCGACGATCATCGACGCACCGTCATCCACCAGGAACAAGGCGGGCGCCCGCGATCCGGAGATGTCGTCCACGAAGAAGGGCAACACGTGATACTTCGGCATGAAGGCGCATGTCGGCGTCGATGCCGAAAGCGGCGTGACCCACAGCCTCGAGACCTCGACCGCCAGGGTCCATGACAGTCGGGTCTGGGACGAGTTGCTGCATGGCGAGGAAACCTCGGTCTGGGCCGACAAGGGCTATGTCAGCGCCGAGCGGGAGGCCGCGTTCACCGAGGAGGGCAAGGACTGGGGCGTGATGCGCAAGGCGCCGAAGGGCGGCAAGCTCCACCCCGAGGACGAGAAGATCAACCGGATCATCGCCATGGTCAGGGCCCGTGTCGAACACCCGTTCCGCATCCTCAAGCGGCAGTTCGGCTACGTGAAGACCCGCTACCGGGGACTGGTCAAGAACCGCGCCCAGCTCTTCACCCTGTTCGCGCTCGGCAACCTGTTCCTGGTGCGAAGCAGGCTTCTGGCATGA